AAATTTATTCGCAAGCCAAAGGAACACCTTTCTCACCATTGGTAGCGCCTCCAAAAGAAGCTACTTTTATAGATGATCTACAACCTAGACGTATAGCCAGCCAACTGTATGCTAAAGATGGAACCTATGTTCAAGGCTATGAGGATGGTGATTTTGTAGAAAGAGATCAACTTGTCACTGGCCCCGGTGGAGAACGAGGCGATCAGATTCCTGCCATGTTAAGTGATGGTGAGTTTGTAACTAACTCAGCAGCAGTAAGAGGCATGGGCATAGCTGCTGGTGCAAATCCACAAGACGAATACGAGCAAAGATTATTAGGCGCTCGTGAAATGTACAAGATGCAAAAATTCGGAGAAGAAGTAGCTCAACAACTTGTATGAATCTAACCTTAGAAAGGGTAGAACCTATTCCTGAAAATGGTAAACGCATAGCTGATTTTTTATCAGAACACTTTTGGGCAGAACATTCTTTGTCAGGCGAAGGATCTCCACCAATAGAGTGGGGCCGAGCATCCTCTCACATTAATCATTTCTTGTTTGAGGGTATTGTGTATAATGTATTAGATGGTGATACAATCATTGGTAGTATTGCTGCGGGACCAGATGATTATTGGTGGTCAGCAGAACAATACATTGGCGATGGTTGGTTTTATGTGTTACCTGAATACAGGAACTTAAAAGACCAAATCCCACCGTCACATCTTTTAATAGATGCAGTAATAGATTATGCTAAAGAGCAAGACAAGCCTTTGATTCTTGGCATTTTTAACCTAGAAGGTGTAGAAAGAGCTAAGAAACTTTTTGATAAGAAAGGTTTTCACCAAATAGGCGGTATGTATTATAGGAAATAAATAGAAGATGTGTCTCAGTAAAACAAAATCAGCACCTCCAGCAGAGGTCATAACAACCCCACAAACAGGTTATAGTTTTGTTTCTCCATACATGGAGGATTATTCCAGAAGATTATTAGGATCTTATTTTGGCGCACCTGGTGAATACGAAGGTCTTATATCTAGACCTAGAGATATTCCCATTGAGCAAACTGCTGGGCTTACTCCATTACAAATCCAAGCTCGACAACAAGCAGGTCAAATGGGTGAATATCAACCTTATCTAACTGAAGCTGGTCGACTCTTCGGTAGACAAGAGAGAGCTTTAGATGAAGCTTATGGATATTTGCCGGGTGCCCGTGAAGCAGTTACTGGCGGCCTTGGCGCATTACAAAGAGCAGAGCAAACAGCTATGGGTACTACAGGAATGTACGATCCATCTATGGCACAAAACTTTTTTAACCCATACGAAGATCAAGTTGTTCAGCAAACATTAGAGGATATAGGCAGACAGTCTGCACAACAGGACATAGGTCTTAGGGATCAGGCTGTATCAGCTGGAGCATTTGGTGGATCTAGGGGTAGAATTACTCAAGAAGAATTAGCGCGTCAAACAGGACGTGGTGCAGCTGAGGCTGTCTCTGGAATTAGAAGCGCTGGGTTTGGTCAAGCTCAACAACAAGCGCAACAAGCATTTGAACAACAACGTGGTGCTCAACAAGGACTTGCAAGCATGCAAGCAGGAGTCGGTGGACAGCAAGCGCAACTAGGCCAGGCTCTTGGTGGGCTTGGACAATTAGCTGCTGGAATGGGCGGACAGTTTGGACAGATTGGTGGTGGGCTTGCAGGACTAGGTCAGCAATCTCAACAGCAACTAGGCAATCAAGTTAACTTACTTAACCAACTTGGTCAGCAAGGCCAAGCTACTCAGCAAGCAGCACTATCAAGACAGTTTGCTGGAGCGCAACAGCTTGCTCAAGAACCATTACAAAGATTACTTACAGGTCAACAGCTTCTCTCTGGATCTCCGATGGGAGGTATCTCTGGAGGTACTGGCACAAGCGCATATCAACGTGGTGTCTATCAGCAACCAACAGGATTAGGACAAGCAGTCGGTGCCGCTGGAACGATTATGACTGGATTAGGTGCTATGGGCATATCAGACATGGATCTTAAAACAAATATTAAAAAAGTTGGTGAGTTAGAGCCAGGTGTTGGCTGGTACACATGGGATTGGAACGACAAAGGTAAAGCACTAGGTGCTGAAAGCGAACCAGCTGAAGGTGTACTAGCTCAAGAAGTTCTAGAAGTTAAGCCAGATGCAGTCATTGTTAAAGATGGCTACTACGCTGTAGATTACAGCAAGGTGATGTAATGCCGGGAATAATGTCAGGCCTTGAGCCAATTAAAAGCCAAGGTGTACCTAATTTAGAAAACGGTGGAGACCCTAGGTTTATGAGCCGAGAAGGTTTCTTTAGTATGAGAGATGACCCCGAAAGACTTAACGCACGAGATATTACTGATTTTATTTTTGATCCAAGTGATCCATTAGATTATGCAGCCGCAGGTATGGCGGCCACAGGTGTTGGAATTCCAGCAGCCATAGGCATGAAGGGTTTGAACACTGCTAGAAAAGTTAAAAGAGGCCTTGGTGCTTTAGCTGGAATGGTTCCAGCAACCATGCTTTCAAGAGAAGTTCTAGAAGTTGGAAAAGATCCAGTTGAATATGGCAAAGGAATTATAGAACTTGTAGCATCAGTGCCAGATGCAGGTGGTACTGTAGGCGAGATAGCAGAAGCATTAAGAACAGATCCAAAAGGAACTGCTGAAATTATTTTTGAAACTGTTTCTGAAACATCTGGCTATCCTGTTGAAAGAGCAGAAGGTGGCATCATGCAATATGCTGATGGCACTGGAGACATGGGTGTTTTACCAGCTAGCGCAAAGACTCCTGGCGGCAAGAAGAAAAAAGTTGTCATGACTGTCATGGATATGATGGATGAGATAGCAGAAAAACTTCCTACAAAACCTAAAGCAAAACCTAAGCCCAAAGCCAAACCTAAACCTGCGCCAAAATTAAAAAATGAATTTAAAGATGATCCTGTTGCAACAGCTAGACAAGCTGCGGCTCGAAGAAAAGCTGCAAGAGAAGCGGCAGAACCAGATCCGGTTCAAGGCCAAGGAGCTAATGTTAATAAAGCAGTAGACGAATCTCTTGAAGGAAGTGCTGGTTCTCAAAGATCTATTATTCAGCAGATGAAAGACAGACCCATAGCTGGGTTTGGTCTTAGGAATCCCGGCAAGACATTCATAGCTGGTGGTGTAACAGCGGCGGTTCTTCCTGTTGCAGATGATGAACCAACAATAACAGAACAACCAAATATATCTGAGGATCAAGCTGGAAGCATTGGTTCTCCTCCTCCTTTACTTACAGATGGAATTACAATTACAACAGGTGGAAAAGTTAATACCAATCCAAATGTTATTAACAATCCATCATATGATCCGGGGAATGATAACTCTTTAGCTTATTATGTAAGAGAAGAGTTAAAAGGCAAAGGATTTCAGGTAGATGAAATGGGTGAGTTTGTAGCAACTGATGATGTAACCAAACCTAAGTTTTTTGATTACATAAAAGCTTTGCCTGCTGGATACTCAGAAAAAGTTGGGAATGATTCAGACTTTGCTAAAAAAATGATGGCAGGTTTTTTAAACATGATGAAACCAGTAGAGGGTTATGTTCCTATTAATCCAGCTGTTGCATTTGGCGAAGGATACTTTGGTGAAGAAACAAGACAGGCTGACATGCTTTCTGCTGAAGCAAAAACTTTAAAATTTTTAAAACAAAATCCTAGATATCAAGGTCTATATAAAACTATTAAAGCTTATGAGGCTGGTTATAATATTGGAGAAATTGATGCAGAAAAAGCACAAGCAAGTTTTGAATTACTGAAACGTTCTTTAATGAGCGGTGGATCATACACTCCAGATCAATATGAAGATCTTGAAGTTTATTATGGTTCTACCAAAATAACACCAAGAGAGATAGTTGCTTTACTAGATCAGGGCGTAAATCTTTTTGGAGACCCTAACTTTAGATTGCAAATAAAACCTCCAGCCAACCCGTGATCATATGCCATACATTAATTTTCCAGATGGCACCTCAAAATACATACCAGATCAAGAGCCAGCAACAATAGAAAAAGCTAAAGCTGAACATGCGCTTGAGGTTGAATCTTTAAGCAAAGGCAAGGCTAATGTTTTGGGAGATGTTGGCAGGCAAACTGTAGCTGGTATTCAACAAGCAGTAAGGGGAGCGGCTGAAACAGGAGCTTCTGTTTATGATCTTTTTACTGATGAAGATCTAACTAAAGATGTTGGTGAATACTTTGACAAGATTGCTGTTGGTGAAGCTGAAACTACTCAAGGACAAATAACTAGATACTTAGTTCAATTCGGATTACCGGGCTTTGGTGTTGCTGGTGTATTAAATCGTTACGGAAAAATGAATAAAGTTACCTCAGCTCTGGGTGGTGGACTAGCTGATGGAGCAGTAGCAACTGATGACGTTGAAACTCTTAAAGATATTTTTATAGATAAACAATCAGAATCAGATCAAGCAAGACTAGCAAGACTTGATGGCGCAGAAGCAGCAGCTGAAAGGTTAAAAAATAAATTAGAAGTAGCGGCGGAAGGTGCTGGTTTTATATTAGGATTACCACTAGCACTAAAAGCAACCAAAGAAACTATCTATGGAGCAACAGACTTACTAGCTCCAGTTGGATCTGTCGTAGCCAAAGGATTAACAGCGGCTAAAGGTGGATTGAAGCCTGGAGAATTACAAAAGACAGCCTTTGACGCAAATCAAAACACATTACAAAAATGGTTTACCTTTGCTGGAGACAAGCCTGATCAATTAGTAGCACAAACAATGGCCGCAAAAACATCACAAGTAAAAGCCATGCAAGATCAAGTTGACACTGCGTTTGATCAGATCATAAAGACAACACAAAGAAGTGTAGATGGTGGCAGGCTAAATCAAACTAATGCTCTTGCTTTATCTAGAAACATAGAAGATTTTATGTTTCCAAAAATAAGAGTTGACTACCAATCTCCAAACTTATCACGGTCAGATAAAGTAAAAAAAGCTAGAGCGATTCAAAAAGCTGCTGAACAAAACATTTTAGATTTAGAAAAACAATATATAGACTATCAAGGTTTAGGTCTGGGAGAAGGCTTGAAGATATCTACGTTATTAAAAAATAATAGAGATATTTTTGATACTTACTCTAATCAAGTTTTAAATTATAGTGATGAAACAGTAGATGGATTTATGCATTTGTTTATACCAGATGAATTAAAAAGTATTATTGCAGAGAATGCTGGCTTATATGGAACAAGAGCCTATAGATCTATATTAGATAAAGGTTTTAAAGTTCAACCAGAGTTTCAAGAAAGAGCTGTAAAAGAAATACAAGAAAGTTTTGGTGTTGACAGGCAAACTGCACAAAGAGAATTCTTTGAGCTATTAAACCCCGGCCCAAAAAATAAAAATGGTTTTGACTTTGAAACCAATGACATGTTGATGGAAGGATTGCAAAGAGAAAAAGGAATTCTTAAAGGTAGACAGCTAGATAATTTACCACAAGTAAGAAGAGCTTTAGGTGAAACAGCAGGATACTTACAAACAGATTGGAAAAGTGCTCTTGCTAACACAAAACTTACAGCAAATGTAACCTCACAAAAACTTTCAGGTCTTATAGGCAAGACAGAAATGTTCAAACAGATCAAACAGCTTGATGAACTTGCACCACAAACAGGCGGTGTTAAATTTCTAAAACCAAAAGAATTTGGTATAGATGCTGATGGCAAGTCAGTTAAAGAACTAAGAGACTTTGATGCACAAGGTAATGCAATAGTATTCAAACAGTTTGATGAAGATGCTGGAGCTCTTGCTGGTTCTTATGCAAGAGCAGATATCTTTGATGCTTTGATGGGAGCGACAGCAGATATGAAAGCTCAATGGCCTGTTCTTGGAAAACTATACACTGGTATGTTAGCTGTTAAAGCTGGATCACAATATGGTAAAACAGTTTTATCTCCCGGAGCACAAGTAAGAAACTTTACAAGTATTCCATTCTTCTCATTGCTTAATGGAAATCTTGGAAGCACTGGTAGATTTGTTGACTCTGTTCAAACAAGTTTTGCTGGACTAATGGATCCTAAGGGAAAAATTTTAAGAAAGGATAAGATAGCTGAACTTATGGAAGAAGGTATCATGCAAAAAGGTGGAGCTCAACTTGGTGAAACCTTAGAGATTGCAAAACTTGCAGCTGAAAGAAGTGGATTAGTTTCTGGTATAGGTAAAGCTGTAGATAAATCAGGCGTTAGGTTTTTTGAAAAAGCTTATGGTATGACTGATGATGCTGGTCGTGTATTTAATTATTTAAGTGAAAAAGAAAGAATGCTTCAAGCATTATCGAAAGCTCCAGAGTCAGTGGTTCCAATAGAATCAGCAAAAAATATAACAAGGTTTGCAGATTTGATTGAAGGATCTAGAGGTGGTGCAATTATAAGACCGCAAGATATTATTAATAAGTATGGCCAAGAAGGATTAGAACAATTTGCTAGATCAGAAGCTGGAGAGATTACTTTAAACACTGTGCAGAACTATCAAAGAGTTGTGCCATTTGTTTCAGAAGTTATTAGAAGATCTCCATTTGGTAACTTTGTTGCATTCCCATCTGAGATTATAAGAAATACTACTAATGCCGTAAGTAGAGGCATAAAAGAATTGGCTAGTGACAATCCAGAGCTACAGAAAATTGGAATGCGAAGATTGACTGGTGCTGTAACAACTACAGCAGCCATGCCTACAGCATTAACAAGTTTGGGTATGGCATTAACTGGAGTAACCAAAGAAAAAATAGAAGCCTATCAAAGAACTGGAGCAACTCCATGGGATAGAACAGGAACACTAATACCTGTTGCTTCTGACAGAAACGGAAACCCAACTCAGTTTTTTAATTTTAGTTATATGAATCCATACGACTATTTAAAAAGACCTATCAATAGAGTGTTTCAAGAAGTTGCTAGTGGAAATAGAGATGAAGAATCATTACAAAAAATACTACTTGATTCTTCAATGGGAGTTATTGGTGAGATGGGGCAAAGTTTTGTTGAGCCAGCTTTTGCGGCTCAAGCTGTGCTTGATGGCATTAATGGAACTACAACAACAGGTAAAAAAATATGGGGTGCTTCAGACAGCACTGGAGATAAAGTTGCAAAAGGTTTTTATAATTTTATAGACACAGCATTACCAACAATTACTCCATATAGAATAGAGCCTGACCTAACAACAAAAAAACCTATTGGCATATCTGCTCCTGGCTTTACTCCTAAAAATTTTCCAAAGGCTGTGTTTGGTAGCACCAACCAACAAGGTGATGATCAAAAAATATTAGACCGAATGGGTAATGAGATTGATGTGGCTGAAACAATGGTGCAAGCATTTACTGGTTTTAAAATTGTTAAACCTCAGCTAGAAAGAACTGTAAGATACAGAGGTTTTGAGGCTAACGATGCAATAAGAGATGCAACCAATCAATTTAATAGATTGCTTAGAACCAATGACCGAAAAACAGCAGAAGAATTTTTACAAGGATATATTAATCAAAATGAAAATAGGTATAGAGTATTAAGAGATTTATATACAACCATAGAGGATGCTAGAACTTTAGGTTTAAGTGATAGCCAAATAGAAAAACAATTAAAAGATGCCAAGGTCGCCAACTATAAAGATGTTATGAGAGGAATATTTAGACCAATAGATGTTAGTAGAGATCTTGTCGATGCATCAAGAACAGGACAAATAGGTGTTCCTCAACCAATTAGTAAGGGTATGTTTGATGTTGCTAATGAGCAATTGAATCAAGGTTTAACAGGCCAATTCTTAACGCCAGACGTTAGAGCTCAAAGAGCATCTCAAGTTTTAAGAGAAGAGGAAGAGCAAAAAATATTAACTGGGTCACCATAACTTGTACAACAAATACCGGGCGAAGAAAGTCAAACTTGATGGCATAACTTTTGACAGTAAGTTAGAAGCGGCCAGGTACACTTACCTCAAAGAACTAGAAGCTGATGGCATTATCTCTGAGATAGAAGTGCATCCACCTTTCCCATGTGTAGTCAATGATAAAAAGGTTTGTCTTTATAAGGCTGACTTTAGATACGTCAACAGCGAGGGCGAGATAGTGGTCGAGGATACCAAAGGAATCGAGACGCCTATGTTTAGATTGAAGAAGAAATTAGTAGAGGCACTGTACCCAGACACAGAAATAATCGTAGTAAAAAAACCCAAAGCTTAGAGGGGTGGTCTGCTTTCAACCCAAGGTCTAATTTCTGTAATAGATGATCCATTAAATAACTTCTTAACTTTATCGCAAGTCTCCAAGATATCTTCTGGAAACCCACTGTTTACAACTTCAATTAATTCTTTGCTAGAAAAAAAGTTTTCGCCCGGCGTGTTAAGGTTCTCGGCCACGTTAACAAATCTAATCTTGTCCTTCTCATACAAAACCATATCGTCATCCTTCTCCATGACATGGGCTGGTATCAACTCAGGTATAAAGTTATGTCTTGCACAACCTTTGGTTTGTCTGTCTTCGCTAATCTTTCTATCGTGCTGGGTGCAATGCCAATGTGCATCTCCCTTATCTATATCAACCTTAGCGAACCTACAAGATCTGCAATGTATCTTAGGTGGCAGCGCTCTACCTAGATAACAGGCTTGTTGGCCCGGTGTCATATAACTTTTGATACGGTAATCTGTTTCCGGTATGTAGTTATCTGGTGGAGTTTCTGCTAATAAAATACTTCTTGCTTTTTCTATTAAAGAATCGAAAGCGATACTATCATACTCAATGATTTCTGTATATAAGTCTGAGTTATTTTTGTTATAAACAATTGCAATACATCGATCAAACTTAAACAAGCCCATGTATAAATGTAACTGGGCAGCATATTCTTCTGACCAATCACAATAACTACCAAGCTTTAATAGGTTGTTGAAGCGATTGTCGTTAGCTGTCTTGAACTCTAACAAGAATGGATCTTTGGTATCAATCCCCGGAAAGTTTTGCCCTACGCCATCAATATGGCCTTTGACGTGGCCTCCCAATGTCTGTGTCTCAAACTGTTTACCATTAGAGGCAACATCAAATATCTGAGCACCGGGAATCTTTCTAAGCTTCTTGATAAGATCATCCTCAACTACGTTGCCTAGATCAAGAAGCCTTAAAACTCTAGCAGGCATATCGTCAGGCATAAGCCAACGCCAACGCATCCAAAGTAAACGCTGATTAGGATTGCCTATCTGACTGATACCTAGATAAAATCTTTGGTGTCTCTTTTGTTGTAGTTCAACATCATCTAACAAATGGTTTATATCTTTCATAGATCTATGTCCTCATTTTGTTTGGTTTTAATTCCAACAACGTTCTCATACTTACCTTGCTTTTGCACAATGATCTCAGAGATTGTATCAAATGCACCGCTGTTAATTAATTCAGCGGCCATCCATGGTTGACTTGGTGATCCCCACTTAGTTGTAATCTTCTTCCACTTACGCACCGCCATGTTGTGTGCAGTGGGATGGCCAAACATTAGTGGCATCTTCTTGGGAAAGAACTCATCCTTAACTGTAAAGACTACTTGACAATACTCACTGCCATTTTTAGATTTAACCACTGAGGCAAAGATATCTGTGATGGTTTTGTTTTTAGGGGGCGATGCTTTCTTTTCATCTGATAAGACAGCCTGTCTCTCAGCTTTGGTACGCTTTGCTACTTCCCTTTCCTTCTTGGTCCAGAGAACTTTTGATTGTGTTGACTCAAACACCTGGCCGCACTCAATGCATTCTTTAGCAGAAGGTGAGTTGATAGCATTACAGCTTGCACAAATCTTAGGCTTATATCTTCCGGGAAGACTTTCGCCAGGCTCTACTTCATCTAGACAGCCATGCCTAGCTACGTTCTCACCGTAGTCAAGTAGCAAACAATTCTCCTTGTCATCATGCAGTCGCATGCCACGACCACACATCTGTACATAGAGCCCAACACTTTGCGTTGGCCTAAGCAATGCTATACAATCTGTTCGCGGGGCGTCCCAGCCTTCGGTTAAAACCCCAACATTGCAGAGAGCATGAATCTTACCAGACTCAAAGTCTGCAAGAATCTTATCTCGTTCTTGGTTGGGCGTCTCCCCTGTAATCACAGCAGCATTAATATTATGTTGCTGTAAATACTGAGTCATCTTCTGAGCATGGAGAACAGAAACACAGAAGAACACCGAGGCTGTTCTGCCTTTTGTGTAGGCATTATCAATCCAATCACTTATAACTTCAATGATGGTTTCATCTACCATCGCTATGTCTTCTAATTCTTTTTCCCGGAAGTCTCCACCTTTGAACTTCAAACTAACTTTGCCAGCATCAATGATGGCATTGTCATTGACAGCAAAGGCAGACAATCGGCACAAGTAACCTGCTTGTATTAACTCTGGTATCGATACACTGTAAGCAAGACCTTTAAAGAAATGATCTTTACGCTTGCCATAAATGTAACCCTGACCCATGCGATAAGGAGTTGCAGTACAACCCATGACCTTCATGGACTGGCGTTCTGATAGGGTGTCAATGATTTTCTTGTAGCGAGTCAGAGAACTAGGTGGCACGTTGTGTGCCTCATCAATGATCATGTAGTCAAACTTGCCAACCTTTTCTAATCTCTTGGGCGAGGCCAAGGTATCTCGACTGGCAACTAAAATCTGTGCATTGTGCTGAAAGCGTTTCATACCAGCAGCGAGTACACCCACCGGGGCATCTGGCCACACAGACTTTAGTTTGCTTTCAGCTTGAGCAACTAACTCTTTTCTATGAGCCATGATAAGAAATCTGGCTTTGGGGTTTTTGCTAAAGACTTCTTTAATAAAATGTGAAAATATAATGGTCTTACCAGCTGCTGTTGGTAAGGCAATAAGCGTTGGGTCTTCAGGCCTGGTATCAAACCAAGAGTGAAGAGCATCTATAGCGTTGCGTTGGTAATATCTAAGTTTCAATGAATGACTTTCTTTTGATCGCGAGGTTGTATCAAAAGCTGCATTAACTCTTCATGTTCATAAGATTCAAGGTTATCCATTACTACCGTGGATAGTAATTGCATAGCGTCATAAGGCGTGTGTGAAAATTTAAAAGATAATTCAACACAGAATCTTGCGAGAGTAACTACAGCTGCTTTAGTGTCTAGATCTTGTCTAGACCAATCATCGATGCACATATGTAAATCTTGCATCACTTGATCACAGGTTTTTTCATCTAAAGAATCTAGGGAATTTTCTTTGTTCATTTTTTTTTTCCACATTTAATAAAGTTAGTTTAGCATCTTTTACTTTCTGGTCGATGTCAGTTGGCAAACTATCAAATGTTTTGTCCAAAGAATTCAACAAAGATTCCATTACGTTAATGAGGTTGTTGGCCTCTCTCTTGTCTATCAGCATATCTTTTCTCCAAAAAAGATGGGAATAATATTCCCGGTTTAGTTATAATAAAAAGGCGAGGAGTAACGAAAGCATATCTCAGGTCGTTCATAGCTTTAGTTACTCGCTCGAGGATTCCACCAACAACATCACTCTCTCCTTTTAATAGGTCGACCTGTTGCAATGTCATGGTGAAAATCATTTACTTATCCCAATCAAAAGGATCTTCTTCTGATGAGTCACCACCGCTAGGTGCTGGTGCTGGGGAAGGGGAAGACGTTGCAGACGAACCGCCAGCTAAAAACTTAGCGATCACATTCTTATCTTCCCACTTCGTACCATCACCCTTATCTCTGCCTTCCTCTATACGAAGCGTGGCATTGAAAGGGACCTTCATCATGCTTTCAAGATCCTCCAAACCGAAAGCTTCCATATCAGGATCCATGCCCATGGCTTTTCTCCAGTTACGAAGCTTTCCTTTAGAGACGTTTAGTCCGTTGCCTTCAAGCATAAAGTTTTCCCAAACTTTCCTACCTGAATACTTCGGTCCCACAACCTCATAAGTTACACTCAGCATCTTATGACCTGTGGCTTTACTGTTTTTACTTTCCCATGACTCTGCTACCATCTCATAGTCTCCAGCAGGCATAGGCCCTATCGAACCGCTGTCTTCTTCGACATCAGTTAAGTTTAGATTAAATAAATCATCCGACATTTTTCTTCTCCTTCATTTTAGATTTTAAAGATTCTTTGAAAGCAGTCATGAATGCGTTGAAGTCAAGATCCAATGGGGCGTTACCCAAGTCAACTCTACTCTTAGCATCGAAGGCTGCGGTGAATTTATGAAATAACTTTCGCTTGCCATATGACACTGCTCTGGTCTTTTCATTAAAACCCTGGCCACTAGTACGAGTTGATACCTCGTAGTTAGCAAACAGGTTGAAGTCTACCCATTCCCGGATCATCGATGATACCTTCTTGTGTAGACTCATCTCCCAACGATCATAGGGCTCACGCTCTGGATCATTGAAAGTTCTGATAGCTACATGAGAGAGCAAGATAACATTCATCTTTTTCTCCAGTAACAAATCAAACATTTTAAGTATCCGCCTATATAACTCAGCGGATTCTGTGTAACCTTTACCGAAACCTAATGACTCAATGGACTTAACTGAATGCATGTCGCAAACTTTTTGTTGCACAAGTTTCTCAGCCCAGTCGGTGGTATCAAACACCACAGTTTTGTAATCATGTTTCTCTTCATAAAGAGTTTGTAATTGTTTAACAATGTCATCGTATGACTTGCATAGTTTGAAAGAAGATACATCTAAAAAGTTTGTACCCTCTTCTGTCTTAATAAATATAGGCCTAGGTGCATTAGATGCAAAGGTAGTCTTACCTATCCCATCAGTTCCTGCTACATTTATTTTTATTGCTGGCACCTTGATGCCTGTTTCAATGGTATCCAATA